ACGCCCGGAGCAACGCCCAGCTGCTTGTAGTATTCCTCCTTCTGCGCCTCTATCTGGTTCATGCGCTCGGCATAGTCCTTTTCACCAGCTGTTACATAGCTGCCGCTTCTGCCATAGACATTGTTGAACAATCCATTACCGATACAGATGTATGAGCAAAGATAGTCCTGCATATACTTATAACGTACTGTTAATGATTATATTGCACATAGCTCAAAAAAATGATAGTGGAGGTAAACCGCCACTATCAAGTTCGGTTTATGATTTTAGTTCTATTTTATTTTAAAGAGTAGCATTTCCCCTTTACCATCCTTATCTTAAATTTTCCTTTACAAGATTCTATAGTAGATATTTTGTCTGATTCGATTTCTACACTAAGCCTTAAAGGTTTGTATAGAGTCTTATCCAAGGATGATATTATCTTTATTGGCTGATTATTGTAAAAGAACAAATAGTACTCTACGGAGCTGTTTCTATTTGAGCATAATTCCATTTCGTACACACCTTTTCTAATTTTACAACCATTCAACTCATAAACCGTTAGACGACGATAATTAACTGATTCTCCATTAATAAATATTAAGCTCTTCTTATATCGGCCAAAATATTTTGGTAAATACTTTGAATATGGAACACCTTCCACAAATAAGAATGAATCTTTATACGCATGACCGTTAATTGACACGGTCATTACTAAAGTAGAATCATTCCGCTTATTATATTTTACATTACATGTTTTATCCAATAATATATTATTGGGTATATTATCTTGTGCAAACGTTTCTGCAAAGAACAAGCTAAGAAGAAACACTATTACAAAAAACTTACTATTCATATTGATAAACTTAGTATGTATGTTTGTATGTCTCTATTTTTCCAGCGACTTTTCTTGTCGCATTTAAATTGGCCTTCCAAAACATAGTCCTACCATAAGCAGCCGAAGATGAATATAGTACATACCCTTTATTCGATCCATATGTTGCAGGATGACTTCCTGAATGGAAATTAGAAGAGAAACTCGTATACTTTCCAGCACTATAGGCCTTAATGAGCTTTGCTGGCCACGCGGCCTTAAAATGCATAAAATCTGCAGGACTAATTTCTACACCAGCAGTTTTAGGCTTAGGATGATTAAAACCTTTCGCAGCAAGATCAAAGCCATCCCACCTAATTGCGCCATTAGAGTAATCCTTACCATTAGTTAAGGCATTTATTACAGCCTCCATACTGTATTTGGCATTACCTTCATAATCCGTTTTGTATCCACCATCTCTAAACCCGTAAATACCTTCGGTTTTTAATGTTGCAAGAATGCTCTTTTTCTTATATTTAGATAAATTAGATATGGCACTTGCCAAGGCATACGACTCCTGTTTATTACCTGACGATTCTTGTGCCACTGTATTCGCGTACTGATTTAAGACATCATTAGTAACGGGTAATAAACTTTTATCCGTTGCACTTGTGACAACACCCTTTTTATCTATTAGAACGGAAGTGGCAAGATAAGCTTTATTATTTTTCACTCCATCATTTCCTAGCAACTTTCCACTTTTATTGTAATAATCGCCTTCACCTGTAGGATCTATCAACATAATAGGAGAGCTATGACAATAAATGTAACTACCAATGTTAACGTATTTCTCCGTCAACGGATCCACCCCATACCAAATACTTGTCACAGGATTCATATACCTTGCACCGTAATAGTACAGACCTGTTTCTTCATCCATCTCCTTGCCGTTGAACTTATACGGTAGTTCTTCACTGCTGCTGTGCTCGTCAACCAACAGTTCACCGTATGGCAGGTAAGCATCATACTGAGTGATGTTAGCTTTGTCGTCTGTGATGTAAGACGTTGAACCAAGGTGGTCACTGTGATAGAAGAAGGTTTCCTCTTTCGTTGTGTCATTAGGAATGTAACCATAACCAGCCTGTGGGTCATCAGGGTTGCTTGGGTCATTCCAGCTTACAGGTGGACCGGGGTTAGTATTCGGTGTGGTGTTGGGGCGTGGAGTCTGAATCCAACCCTGTGGCACATCGTGGTTGCCGAGTGTGTCAATGATAGAGTTATACCCTCGTTTTGTATTCTCCGGATCACCATACGCGCCCTTCATTGTAGGTACACCAGGTGCAATGCCCTGCTGTTTATAGTATGCCTCTTTCTGCTTCTGTATCTGATTCATACGTTCAGCATAGTCCTGCTGACCAGCCGTTACATATGAGCCGTTACGCCCATAGACGTTGTTAAACAGACCTGTTCCTATCCTTGAAGCAATTCGTTTGTCACCAATGAAGTAATGCTTTGTGAAGCGATTCTTATTTACAGAGAGGATACTTGCTGGGTAAAGCGTGAAGTTGTCCGTCTCGTGGAAAGTAATACCCTGTGGTGCACCATTGATATACACACCCTCCATCGTACCGTAACTCTTCATGATGCGTTCACCAGCAGCATTGTAAGTGTAACGACTCGTCTTGCCATTATCAGAGAGTACCATCAGGCGATTGTCTTCATCCCAGTACATCTCACGGGTAGTGTTCGTTGAGTCGTTCGTTACCAGCGTTGGATTACCGTTGGCATCGTACGTGTAATGGTCGTTACCAATCCGCGTTGGAGCCGTCGGATGGTTACTGTCCTCATACTTATAAGCAAAGTTATAAGACTTGGCAGTTGTTGTTGAGTCCACTTTCTGTACCTTAGTCAGTGGCTCACTCATCCGTCCGAACGACATCACCATATCATACGATGCACGCTTAGCCTTACCGCTTGCATGAATAAGGCGGTTCAGCTCGTCATACTCATACGTATGCGAACTCTTTCCTCCTAACTTCGCCTTGTTGAGTTTCGTCAGCGACGTTGGGTTGGCAGCATTCGTAATACCGAGGATATTATCCACAGCATCATAACGATATCTGTTTTCCATCACAGTCTGACCGTCCGCTGTAAGGTTCATCACCTGCAGACGTTCACGCTGCTTGTCGTAGGTATAGGTAGTCTCAGTGCCATTACCGAGTTTCGTATAAACCGTATGGCCGTCCTTGTCGTAACCTATCCTGTCAACAATAACGCTCTGACGTCCCTGTTTATTGCTTGTCAGACGCTCAACCTGTCCAGCAGCATTGTAGTGATAGGTAACCACCTCGCCATCAGGATAAGTCATTGTCTGCACACGGTTCCAGCTATCATAGGTAGCACCATAGACATAAGTCCTGATATCCGCCACGCTCGCCATGACTGTACGTACAGTCTTTGTCACCTCACCCTGTCGACCGTAGTAGTAGGCTTCACCGCCACTCGCATCCTCAACGAGGGCAAGACGACCAGCACGATTATACTTATCGCCAGCTTTACCATAGGTATAAGTAACACGATTAAAGAGATTTTCTGGATAAAGTACCTCATGGAGTCGCTCGAAGTCGTAGGTGTAAGAGATGTAACCCTTGTCAGATATCGACTTCCTAAGCTCTGCCGTGAGTTTCGTCAGGAGGTTGCCTGCCGCATCATAGGTCATATCCGTTTCACCAGCATCAGGATGGTTCACCATCAGTTTGCGACCAAGTAGGTCGTAGGCATACTTCGTCTCCCTGCCGTTAGGATGCTGAACCGTCATCACCTGTCCGACAGGGTCATAGCTGTACTTCACCGTGATATCCTCACCACGAGCATGCTGCACCGTTTCACGGTTGCGCCCCTTGGCATCCGTATAGCTCTCCGCATGTCGTCCCAGTGCATCCGTGACTGTTGTCTGGAGCATTGGTTCACCGTCATGGCTACCGATACTGTAGGCTGTGCGTGTCACACTGCCATCAGCAAGCGTAACACTCATTGTACGGTCGTGCGCATCATACTCTGTCTTTGCCTGCAGATCACCCGTCGCGTGGTTGTAAGTGCCGATGTTACCATAGCTCTCCGTCATTGGGTAATAAGCTGTAATGTTACGTCCGAAGGCATCGATGACAGCCCTTCCACTGACGATAGAGACTTTTTGATTGCTTCCACCAGACCAAACCACACCTGTCTGCTTCGTCTGGACGGCACGCATCAGCGAGTCGGCAAAGGTATAGGTATCTATGTTGCCTTCCTTAGAATAATGAATGGTATGTGCCTTACGTTCTGCAGGGAAGTACTCAAAGCGGATAGTAAACGGCTGACCGCTTTCAATCTCATACGGAGCACGAATTGTCTGCTGACGTCCTAAGGCATCGTAGGTGTATTCCATCTTCTGCCCGTTAAGGTCAGTCGTTACAGACGGAGCATTCCAAAGACCATCATAAGCCGTGCTGGAGCTATAGCCGTATGCATCCTTGACACTTGTCACAAGACTGTGATAGCGGTCGTCATACGTATAGGCATAGAACATACGCTGATGGTTATAGTTCTCCGGCTTCGTCATGCGTGTGATGTTGCCATAGCCATCGTAAGTCATGTCATAGACAGAAGGCTTTGGGTGCGTTGCTGAGCGTTATCTCGGTAATCTCGCCGTTCTGGTCCACCTCGGTGGAACGCTCACGGTAGGTCTTGCCCGCACTGCTTACCACGATGCGGCTTGGTACACTGACGATGTACTTATCAGAGAGGTTGTGATAGTCGATCTTGGCATCGAGCGTTTCACCTGCTGCCGTCTCCTTATAGGTCACAAGGTTACCGAAGTTATCATAGGCGTTCTCAACCTTGGTGATCAGACTGTCGCCGCTTTGCTCGTCGAAGTTGGACTGGCTGAGGACGGAAAGTGCCGGGAAGAGGATCTCGGTGTTATCGTGATGGGCACCGACTGTACCTACGGATTTAAGAGTATCCTTTACATCAATGAGCTTATAGGAATAGATGGCTCTCTGTAGCTTCTTGCCGGAATTAATTCCTATTTCGTTGAGGGAAATACTCATTCATACATTAATCTATCTTGATAAACTCTACAATTATTTTTCCATCTAAACCAATAACAACTTGGATTATTAAGAGCTTTTAGCTTTATCCAATCACCTTGAACATCAATAATATTAAAGGTCATATCCGATTTCTTAACTTTCTTAATTGATTTTCTGTCCAACGAATAAAGGCTATCCCCTAACTGTGGAGTATACCATAAACTCTGTAAAAATTTTCTTAGATCACAAGACCTGTGAATACTTTTTTTGTTTAATAATTTCCAAGCCCCACCAACCTCTACCTCCATATACTCTTTATTGAAGTCTCTACTAAATAAAGTTATAATAGACCAGCTAGGGTAATATGAGACTATCTTTCCTTTTAGTTTCTCACAAACAGGGTCTCCTTCTTCATTTTTCTCAATTTTACAAAAAGGTGTCATATCTTGATTATACAAAATATATACACTATCTGTTGAAATAGCATTTCCCAGAGAGTCTTGATATAAACAGACAATACTCAAGGTGTCTCTATATTGAGAAACTACTTTTGTTATTTCTTTCTTAGTATTAAGTGTCAGAGTATCACATCGCCCCAAAACTTGAGAGAGAGAGAGTACTATAAATGCAAGCAAAAAATATTTATTCATGATGATTTACTTTTGTCGTGACAACTATTTCATTTAGATTTCCACCATAATACATGGTTGAAACATTTGGCCTAAATCCTTGAAGATGTAAATGATTATTATGAGCAGACGGAATCTTATGCTCTTTTGCTGACCAAGTATAAGGTAGTAATTTATGATTACCATATCGTTCAGAAACCATCATAGATTTCGTCTGAGCCCACCCATATTTATGCAAAGCCTTTACAAAGCGAATCTCTCTCTCTTCATCAAACTGAGCATCGGACACAAGTCTCCTAGAGCCAGAATGATCTTTACTAAAATAACGAAGATCACCGTTAATTCCATTTTTATGTGAATGGCTAGGTGCTGGAGAAGAACCATCGGCGTTGCTAAAATGATTAACATAAACATCATTAGCACCAACATCTGATGTTGCTCCTATCAATGCTGCTAAAGCCAAAGGACTAATATAATTTTCCTTTTCATTACCAGACTTAAATGTTATACGAGACTCTGCTCCCTCAAAATTAGAGAAAGAAACTTTGCCACTCATACCTATAAGATTATGACTGTTATATTTATATGTTCCTACTTCTATAGTTTTTTGCCCATTCGTTATATAGAACGAATGTGTATTATCCTTAGTTCGAATAATAGCTATAGCTCCTGTCTTTATATTTGTAACATAATCATCTTCTCCGTTTGGGTCTATTCTAACTATTGGATTTGAGGAACAATAAACATAACTACCTAAATGAATATTTCTATAACATTCTGGATCCACTCCATACCACAAGCTGGTGACAGGATTCATATACCTTGCACCATAATAGTACAAACCTGTATCTTCATCGAACTGTTTGCCATTGAACTTATACGATAGGTCTTCACTGCTGCTGTGCTCGTCAACCAACAGCTCACCATACGGTAAGTAAGCATCATACTGCGTGATGTTGGCTTTGTCGTCTGTGATGTAAGACGTTGAACCTAAGTGGTCACTGTGATAGAAGAAGGTTTCTTCCTTGGTTGTGTTATTAGGGATATAACCATAGCCCGCCTGCGGGTCATCGGGGTTTGTCGGGTCGTTCCAAGAGATGGGTGCGCCCGGCTCGGTGTTGGGCGTGTCGTTGTGTTTCGGTGTCTGCACCCAGCCTTCGGGCACAGTGTGGTCGCCAAGGTTGGTGATGACCGTGTTATAGCCCACACCTGTGTTTTCAGG